GATGTGTATAAGAGACAGAAATTAAATAATAATATTTCTAATCTTCAAGTAATTAAAAATTCGTTACATACAAAAGAACATAATTTAGTTCAATATGTTTCAGAAGAGTATAAAAGAAATTTTGGAAACAGGATGCGACATATTATTTCGAGAAGTGATGTTACAAAAGAAACAGTGATTTCTCTTAGGAACAAAGGGTTAACAATCAACCAAATTGCTGAAAAACTAAATTGTGGATATAACACTGTTTGCAGAAGATTAGGAATGAAAGATTAGATTGGAGTGAGTGGATATGCGAGAAATACTTTTTAAAGCAAGAACAACTAAAAAACATAATGAAAAACATGCATTTGATAATGTTTGGGTCGAGGGAGATTTAATAAGGAGTGGTGGAAAGTATTATATTCATACAACAGGAAACAAAGTTAATGTTGACGAAGAGCTAGGGAAAATAATTGTCATGCATGAAATTGACCAAACCACTCTCTGCCAGTACACCGGACTTGTAGATAAGAACGGTCAGAAGATTTGGGAGAATGATATTGTAAATAGAACTGATTTACATGTTGTAAGTGAGCCGTCTATCGGATTTATTGAATACGATTTGGAAAACACGTCATTCTTAATACATTGGACAAATAAGGTAGAATATTCACCAACATATCATTGGAAAGATAAGTTGCAAGTAATCGGAAATATTTTCGATAATGCAGAGTTGTTGGAGGTGGAGTGATGAAAATTCCAAAGAGAGTTCAAAATCTTCTTGATAGACGCGAGAAACTTGCAATGAATTTAATGAGTGTGAGCAGCGAATTAGATACATGGCTTGAAAAGAATGGTGCAGATTTTATGGATTCTGATTTGGTGAACAGTACGCTTACAGGATGCATGATTTATTGCGAGCCAGGAAATGCAAAAAGTAATATTGAAGATTATATAAAAGATAAAATGTGGATTACACTGAGGAGATGGATAATATGCAAGCATTAGAGAAGATTTTGGAAGAGATAGAAGAACGTGTGAACATTGTTGAAAACATTCCAGTAAATGAAGATGATGATTTTCTGGATGGTGAGGAGTGTTATGAAGACGGAAGAGTACAAGGTCGGTATGAAGAGCTGGTATGGTGCAGAGGCATGATCCATTCCCACATGGATGATGCGACAGATACGAATGACGGGTGGATTCTAGTAGAGGACGGATTGCCGGAAGAACATGATTCTATATTTGCAAAATTTAAAGGAACAGACATGTGGTCAAATGCAATGTTTGAAAAGTCGTCGGACAAAGTAAATGTAACTTTTGAATTTGAAGACGGAACACGAAAATCCGGAACATCTTATACGATTGATGGAAAATGGAAGTGCGAAAAGGGGAATTGTGCTGTGAAACGAAAGGTTATAGCATGGCGTCCACTTCCGGAACCATACAAGCCTAAGAAAGACCTTCCGGCAGCAGGAAATGAACAAATTTATGAAAGTGGAGTAGAAAATTTTAGAAAGGAGACCGAATCCCCGGCCGGGAAAGACATGTCGGATTCCTTAAAAAAATGGAGAAATTAAACAATAGAAAAAGAAAAATAAAGCGTGAAATATATAGAGATTCTATGCAGAACTATAAAAAATATGCAATACCACCGGCGCAGCTTATTATTGCAGATGTGCCGTATAATGTTGGGAATAATTTCTACGGAAGTAATCCGATGTGGTATAACGGCGGTGATAACAAGAATGGAGAGAGTAAACTGGCGGGAAAAGCAGCATTTAACTCAGATTTTAATTTTAACTTGTATGAGTATTTCCATTTTTGTAGCAAGATGTTAAAGAAAGATGACACAAAACCGATAAAACGGGGCAGGAGCAGTAATTCTCCGTGTATGATTGTATTTTGTTCCTTTGAGCAAATACATACACTTATCAAGGCGGCTGAAAAACATGGGTTCATACATTACATACCGCTTGTATTCTGTAAAAATTACAGTCCGCAGGTGTTAAAGGCGAATATGCGTGTCGTTGGTGCAACAGAGTATGCACTTGTATTTTATCGAGACAGGCTACCAAAATTCAGAAATGGAGTACAGACGGATGAGAATGGTAAAACAATCAGAGGTACTGGAAAAATGATTTTCAATTGGTTTGAATGGGAAAAAGACGGAAAAGATATTCCTAAAATTCATCCAGCACAAAAGCCAATTAGAGTTCTGAAGAAATTGATTGAGATTTTTACAGATCCGGGAGATGTAGTGATAGATCCGTGCTGTGGAAGTGGAAGCACGCTAAGAGCAGCAGCAGAACTTAACAGGAATGCATTTGGATTTGAAATTGACCGAACATTTTATAACAGGGCAAAAGATGAAATGCTTGTATTTGAAAAAGATAATCAGATGAGCATAGAGGACTTTCTGTAAACAGAGGAGAAGCCGGTACAATGACCGGCTAATTATGAAAAAGAAAATCTATATAAAAAACTAAATGCCTTTGTTTGATTATTACTATACACAGGATTTGTGATGATCCTGTGATGAAAAGATAGAAAGAATGTGAACGAAGTTTTAAAGATTTGTGAAAGAGGAGTAGGAGGAGTGAAAAGGTGGACAACCTGGAAAACATTGTAAATAAAATGCAAAGCGACGCAGAAATGAAATACACAAGAACAGTAGAAAAAGAAAGAGCATACTGTGATGGATACAAACAGGGTATTGAAGATTTGTATGCATATATACGACGGAGCAAAGCGTTTAAAGAGGACAGCGGAGCACGGTCTTAAGTGCCGTTGCCCCAAGAAAGTGAGGTGGTAATTTGAAACGCAAACGCACAAGCGATGAGCAGAAAATTGAGCAAAACAGTCATTATGCCGAGATGGAGACGAGTAAGCCTCCTGATGATGCAAGTGCTGCATTTCATCGTCAGGCATATCAAAGCATCGAGGTAATGGACTACATCAGGAAAATACATAAGGGAGGTGGTGCCGGTGGACAAGCAAAAACTGAAAAAGTACATACCGAACAAAGCGAGACTTAAGCGTATAGAAGAGAGGATATCAGAACTCTGTGAGACTGAGCCGGCAGGAGAAGTGATGGGAAAGGTTCGTGGGTCAAGTAAAGATTTTCCCTATACGGAAGTTAGGACATCTGTGATGATACCTGATCCGGATGAACAGGAGCGAATAAACAAGCAGATCAGGAAAAAAGAAGCAGAACGCCTGCATGTGTTGGCAGAGATTCAAGAGGTGGAAGAGTTTCTTGACGGGATAGAGGATGCGGAAATAAAAGAGATTTTTGAATTGCTGTATGTAGAAGGGAAAAAGCAGAGAGAGGTTGCAAAACAGTTCAATATAGACCGAAGTTATGTATCAAAAAAAATCAATGGATATTTGAAACTTTCACACTTTTCACAAAAATAGTATGCTATAATTATTTTAGAGAAGTTGGAATTAACTTTTCGACTTTCCCCTCGTAACTTTGGTAGAATCAAAAAGACGTCATGGCAATAGCTGTGGCGTTTTTTCGTGGGAATAAATACGGATACATAGCTCAGTGGTAGAGCACTTCACTCGTAGTGAATATGTCACAGGTTCGATTCCTGTTGTATCCAGAGATAGAAAAAATTGATAGATTGGAAGGTGGTGAAGTGGCCAATGAAAAGAACTTAAAACCAGTGCGAACCAAGAGCGAAGCAAGAGAACGTGGAAGAAATGGCGGTAAAGCAAGTGGAGAAGCAAGGCGTAGGAAAGCAGACTTCCGGAAGACGCTAAACATGCTGCTTACCGCTGAAATAGATAGTCCTGAATGGAAGCCGGTACTGGAGGCACTTGGAGTTGAGTGTACTTTGGAGTCGGCTTTAAATATGGCAATGATTAAAGAGGGACTTGCCGGAAATGTGAAGGCATATGAAGCAATCGCGAAGTATGCAGGGCAGAGCACTCGGACCGATACGGATTTGGAAGAGCAGATGGCTAAAATCAATTTGATGCAGGCTCAAAAAGAGAAAGTACAGAAGCAAGAAGAACTTGTGGAAGAAACTGAATCCGGCATGAAAGATCCACATGAAGTTGTGATTCCGGAGTTTTGGGACATACTAGATGATACAGAACATGAGCATCAGATCATTACATCTGGTCGTGCCGGAACGAAGTCAAGTTTTTCCGGGATTTTGGGAATCAGTACGATTGTTGGAGATGAGCCGGCAGCAGTTGTCGTTCTCCGTAAGCGACATAATAAGTTGCGTAAGACGGTGTACAAAGAAATGATTCGTGCTATCGGACGTCTTGGTATGAGTAAAGATGATTTTGATATTGGAGTCTCTCCGATGGAAATTCGATACAAAAAGAATGGGAATGTAATCTATTTCTCCGGATCTGATAGCATCGATGATACGAAAGGTATTATTGACGAGGACAAGCCGATACGTCTTGTAATTTTAGATGAGCTAACGGAATTCTTTGATGTCGGAGAAGGTGAGGATGAATTAACCAATATCGAGGCTACTTTTGTTCGTGGAAATGATGAAGGATTCCGTATGGTTTACTTGTACAATCCTCCGAAGAATCCAAATGCACCGATTAATGTTTGGTGTCTAAAAATGGAAATGAGATCTGATGCGGTCCATAAGCATGTAGACTATCGAGATGTTCCAATAAGCTGGATTGGAAAGAAATTACTGGAATCAGCAGAACTTCTAAAAGAAACAGATTACAGGTTATATCGCTGGGTATGGCTTGGAGAATGTGTTGGTGTTGATGATTTGATTTATTACATGTTCAACGACAACCATCGTAAAGAACCGGAAGCTAGGTATTACAAAATCATCGGAATTGGAGTGGACTATGGACAGCAGAACGCTACAACATATCAAGCTGCAGGAGTGAATATCAGCAAGCGGCGAATAGAAGGGCTTGGGGAATTCTTTCATTCAGGAAGAGATTCCGGAAAGCAGAAAAGCCCGTCTGACTATGCGAAAGAGATGATTTCTTTTACAGATGCATTGCATGAAGAGTATTCGTGCGGTGCTTTTTATATTTACATAGACCCATCGGCGAAAGGATTAGCAGAGGAAATTAAGCGTATAGCGATGCAAAGTAGAAAATACAACATCATAATCAAAGATGCAGAAAATGATGTGAGCATCGGAATACAGAGAGTGCAGAAGTGCCTTACTTATCAGATCATGACGATATCGGAGCGACAAGAAAACTTGATTCGAGAGATGGGAACATATGAGTATGATCCAAAATCTGTAGAATCAGGAAAAGAAAAACCGATGAAAATAGATGATCATTGTTGCGATGCCTGGAGATACTTGGTGATGGGACTGTGGACAAAAATTAAATACTTCCTTCCTGAAGGAGAAAGAGGTGAGAACGATTAATATATTTACATACTTTAAAAAACTAGGAATTGATACGGTAGATTCTTCGTTTTATTCGCAGATTAAGAAATGGGAAAACTGGTATAATGGAGACGTGCAGAAAATCCATCGCTATTATGTATACAATGGGAAAAATCAGATTCGCTGCAGAAGATTGAGTTTATGTATGGCGAAAAAGCTGTGCGAAGATATGGCAGACTTGTTGCTGAATGAACGTGTGAAGATTACGGTTGGAAATTCAGATGCAACGAATGACTTTGTACAGAAAGTACTTGAAAAAAATAAGTTCCTCGTGAAGGGAAACGATTATCAGGAACGAAAAGCATGTACAGGCACAGTTGCATATATTGCGCAGATCAAAGACGCACAAACCGATGAAGAGGGAAATGTATCCGGCGGAAACATATGTATTAATTACCTGCAAGCAAAAAATATCTTCCCGATTTCTTGGGAGAATGGAGAAATTGCAGAGGTGGCATTTCTTTTTCCGAAAACGGTAGAAAGAAAAAAATATGCATTGATACAAATACATAGACTTGGAGAAAAAGGCGGTGCGCAGCAGTACTTTATAGAAAATCATGTAGTGCAGTGTACAAGTGGAGCCGGTACAGAGATACCGCACGAAAAATGGGGAGAGTTAAAGCCATTTGCAGGTATATCGCCGATTATAGAGACCGGTTCTGATAAGCCACAGTTTGTTATCGACCGGTTAAATATTGTAAATAATTCGGATGAGGATGATACAAATCCAATGGGAGTTAGTATCTTTGCAAATTCGATTGATACATTGGCCAAGATAGATATGGAATATGACTCTTATGCGAATGAGTTTAACCTTGGAAGAAAGAGGATATTTGTTGCGCCGGAAATGCTTTCTGATATTGATGGAAATCCGGCGTTTGATGAAAATGACACAGTGTTCTATCAACTTCCGGAGGACACAGAGATGGGAAATAATCCTATTTACGAAGTGAATATGGAGTTAAGAGCAGAAGAACACAGTAAGGCAATCAATGACGACTTGAATTTCCTATCCTTTAAATGCGGATTTGGTACGGAAAGATACAGATTTGACCGCGGAAGCGTTACAACCGCCACACAGGTTATTAGTGATAATTCTGATATGTACAGAAGCCTTAAAAAACATGAGATAATCTTAGAAAGCGTCATAAAAGATTTGATAAGAATCATAATCCGGCTTGGAGTAGTACTAAGAATTCCAGGACTTTCAGAAGATGTTGAAATAACGATTGATTTTGATGATTCGATTATCGAAGACAAAGCATCGGAACGCAAACAGGACATGCAAGATGTGAGCATGGGAGTGATGCGTCATGAAGAATACCGTGCAAAATGGTATGGAGAAACAAAAGATGAGGCACTTAAGAACCTGCCTGAACAAAATAAGGTTATGGAGTAGGTGATTTGATTGAGGGAAGATTACAAGAAACAATTATCAAGCAAGATTGAGAAACGCTTCTCTAATTTGGAAATGCGGATCATGGAAGATATTGCTCGACGAATCAGACGAAGCGGGGAAATTACAAGCACAGCAGACTGGCAGATAAACCGGTTACGGATTCTTGGATATTCGTCCGAGGACATCGAACAGATGCTGAAAGAAACGTTAGGTAAATCTTACCCGGAAATGTTCGAACTGTATGATAAAGTCATTGACTGGGAATACGTTCGAAACAAAGATATCTATGAACAGATTAATGCAGAGTTTATTCCTTACGAAGACAACGAGGAGTTGCAGCAGATCGCCGAGGCACTTATTAGACAGAGTAGTGAGGAATTAAAAAACATCACGAAGTCTCTTGGTTTCTATCTTGATTATGGAAACGGAAAGCCAGTGTTGACACCATTGGCAGAGGTGTATCAGAAGTATTTGGATGCTGCCTGTATGGATATTGTGTCCGGGGCGTTTGATTACAACAGTGTCCTACGAAGAGTTGTGACGCAGTTAACAAACAGTGGACTTCGAAAGATTGATTACGCATCCGGAAGAGCAAACAGAGTGGATGTGGCTGCTCGTAGAGCGGTTATGACTGGAGTATCACAATTATCCGGAAAAATATCCGAAATGAACGCTAAAAAACTTGGAACAGAGCATTTTGAGGTGGAATGGCACGCTGGAGCCCGTCCAACTCATGCGACGTGGCAAGGAAGAGTTTGGAGCAAAGAAGAGCTTATAACTGTATGTGGACTGGGAAGTGTTACCGGATTACTTGGAGCAAACTGTTATCACACTTATTATCCTTTTATTCTTGGGATATCTGCAAGGAACTGGACTGACGAGTGGTTGGAAGAGCAGAATCGCAAGGAGAATACTCCAAAGACATTTAACGACAAAGAGTACACCTTGTATGAAGCAAAACAGCGTCAGAGACAGATGGAAACAGCTATGAGAGCACAACGTGAAAAAGTACAGCTTTTACAGGCGGGCGGTGCTGAATCAGATGATGTGATGCTTGCAAGGGCAAAATATCAAGGACAGCTCAATGAATATTCGAGGTTCTGTCAAAAAATGGGGCTGACAGAAGAACGTGAGCGTATTTATTATGATATGCGTGGAAGAATAGCAACGAATACGAAGATGCAAAATGCACGGTACACTTCTGATATGATTCGGAATGCTGACAGAGATTCAAAACAGTATTATAGTTACAAAAATATTGTTGGAGATGAGTTTGCAAGTCTTGCTGATTTCCGGCAGATGAAGTATAATAAACCTAAAGAGTTCAGTTTGTTGACAGATTATAAAAAATCTGTTGAAAACGGAATGATATCTCCATTATCTGGATTTAAAAATTATAAAAAATTGCATGGCAAAATAGAAAAGAATATTGTTGGTATGAGGACATCCAATGGGATAAGAATTTCAGGACAGAGCAAACATTTTATAGAACGTGTCATAGGGACAAAAGAAGACCCGAAGACTGAAAGACCAAGAAGCGGAGTTGAAATTGAGGATATACGGTATGCACTTTTGTACGGGCAAGTCAGGACGAGAAAAAGAGATCCTGATAGTGTTAAATTTGTTACAGATAAATGTATTGTATCGGTAAATCCAAAGACAGGCATTCTAATTCAGTGTAATCCGCAATAGGGAGGCGATGATATGATCATAAAATTAAATAATGAGATGTCAAAACTTCTCTTGGAAGAAGTTGAAGACGCGCAATCTTTGATTTCGAATCAACGGAAACTAGACTCTGACGTTAAAGAGTTGGAAGTATCAGATATAGAAGAGCTGCAACTTTTAGTAAACGATGAAATCGTATATCGAGGTTTAGACCAGCAAGAAACCGTTAATAATTTAGGTAAGAAGTTGTATAGACTGTACGATGAAATTCTTCATCAGAGACATTATAGTAATTAATACCATTCATTCTTCAGAGTGAGTGGTATTTTTGTACACATTTTTAGGATGTGGATAACATGACAAAGAAAAATTTAATTGGAAAAGGAGTGAAGCTATTTGATTAATGTGTATATTAGAAAGAGCGGGAATCATTACAACGAATATGAAATAACAGGGCATGCAAATTACGCAACGAATGGGAAAGATATCGTGTGCGCGGCTGTATCAGCATTAGAGGATTCTATGCTTGTATCACTCGAAAATATGAAAGTTTTAATTTCGAAGACACAGTATATAAATGAACATGCATCTATTACGCTAATCAATCCGAACGAATATACGGACGTCGTATTGTCTGTTTTTGAAAATGGGATTAGCAGATTAGAAGAGGCCTATCCAGATTATGTTAAATTACACCTTGAAACATAGGTGTTTTTATTTTGTCCAAACCATGATGACTGTAAAAGCTATGGAAAACACTCACAGGAGGAATAGAAAAATGAAAAACAGGATGTTTATGAATTTACAGTTTTTCGCTGACGGCGGCGAAGGCGGCACTGGTGGTGACCAGGGCGGAAATGTCGGTACACAAACAGGTGAAAACAGCAACCATGCCACATACAGTTATGAGCAGGCAGAAGAAATTGCAAACGCACGTGCACAAAGAGCAGAGCAGGCGGCGTTAAAGTCTTATTTTCAACAACAAGGAATGTCGCAAGAGGAAGTGACACAGGCACTGGCTGATTATAGACAGAAAAAGCAGTCGCAACAGCCAAATGTGTCAGCGATCCAAAAAGAACGTGATGATGCGCTTGCAAAAGTGACGCAGTATGAAAATGAAAAGATTCTTGTTGGAAAAGGTGTAAAACAGGAAGATATTGACTATGTGGTATTTAAGGTCAATAAACTTGTTACAGATAAGAAAGATTTTAAGACCGCAGCAGAAGAATACCTGAAAGAGAATCCACGTTTTACAGGGCAGACTTACAAGATGTCTACCGGCGCAACAACAGGGAATGCATCAAGCGGGACAGAGGCGAAAAATGAAGCAATGAACAATATGATCAGAAACGCATTTCGGCGTTAGAAAGAGAGGTAAAAAATGAATCGAAACGGAAAAATTAGAAAACCATTAAATCTACAGAAGTATGCAGCATCCGATATGATTGATAGAACCGGTGCAGAAGCACTTATTTCAGAACAGGTGGCAAATGAAATCATTCAAGGTGTAGCAGAGCAGTCAACGGTCCTTAGAATGGGACGTAAACTTCCGAACATGTCAAAGAAAAAATATCGTATGCCAGTGTTAGATATGCTGCCAATGGCATATTGGGTAAATGGTGACAATGGATTTAAACAGACATCAAAACTGGCATGGAAAAACAAGTTTATTACAGCAGAGGAGCTTGCAGTTATCATTCCAATCCCGGAAGCAGTGCTCGATGATGCAGACTATGATATTTGGGGAGAAGTAAAACCAAGAGCGATTGAAGCGATTGGAAGAAAAATTGACGGTGCTGTCCTCTTTAATCTTGAGAAACCAGATACATGGCGTGATGGACTTGTAAAAGGGGCTACGGACGCAAATAATGTAGTAACGCTTGGTACATCCGACGACTTATACGACAAGATCATGGGTGAGGATGGTGTAATTGCAAAAGTAGAAGAAGCAGGTTTCTTCCCGTCGGGACACATGGGAGATGTCACGATGAGAGCGAAATTAAGAGGATTGAAAGATTCAACAGGACAGCCAATCTTTAAATCAGATATGCAGGGTGCGACATCTTATGCATTAGACGGTTCTCCAATGGATTTCCCTCGTAACGGTGCATTTGATAAAGCACAGGCTCTTATGATTACCGGAGACTTTTCACAGCTTGTTTACTCTATTCGACAGGACGTGACATATAAATTATTAGATCAAGCTACCATCGTTGATCCATCAACGAAAGAGGTTGTATATGCGCTTGCACAGCAGGATATGGTAGCACTGCGAATTGTAATGCGACTTGGATGGGAAGTTCCGAATCCAATCAATGGATTAAAAGCAACCGAAGCTGAGAGATTCCCATTTGCTATTTTGAAAGCGGGGGAGTAAAAAGCGTTCCGCGAACATTGCGCGGGCGCAAAAAGAAGGAGGAATGACAGATGCAGATTGTAGATGCGATTAAGAATCTTACCGTTGCCATGAAAGGCAGCGGTACAGTAGATGATATCGATGAGAATCAAATTGCAGATTGTATACAGTACATAGCAGACAACTGGTCCACTATCAAAAAAACAATTCAAGGAAGTGGATACACACTTCCAGCGGCAAGCAAGACAACTCTTGGAGGAGTCAAACAGGCAGCACGTGTAAATGAAGCAGCCGATGCAAATGTAACAAAAGCAGAATTTAAGGCTTTGCTGGACGCGCTGAAAGCCGCTGGAATTATGGCAAGTGCATAAAGGAGTTGATGGCATGGCAATTGTAGATTACATCTATTATGTAGGAGAATATGGTGGAAATACTGTTCCAGAAGAAGAATTTTCAAAAAGTGAGAAGAAAGCAGAAGCATATTTAAAAAACATAACTCATGGGAAATTGACAGTAGAAAACGTTTCTGAGTATGAGAATGTAAAAGATTGCATCTGCGAAATGGCGGAAACAGTGTTTCAATATTCTCCCGAAAAGAAGGAAAAGAAATCTGAATCAATCGATGGATATTCTGTTAGCTATGTGACAGAGACTACAGACGGGGACAACTCTGTTACAGCAATGAAAAGAAAGCTGTATTCGATTGCGAAATATTGGCTCTTGAATACAGGACTTTTATATCTGGGGGTGGAATAATGCTGACGAATACAGATATTACCATTTACAGCCGAGAATATGACCCGTCTTCTCGGCTTGATAAGTGGAAGAGAACTTACATATCAGAAGCATGGTGGTTTAAAGAAGAGAAGTCATCGGTTACTACAGACGGTTTGAAATCTGCAGATGTGTACACAGTGCGGGTACCTGGAACAAAAGTAAAAGTCAAGAAAGACGATTATATCGTAAAGGGAAATTGCCGAATTGACATGCAAACAGTAAAGGACTTGGATGGGTGCGAAAATATGCGAGTAACATCTGTAAATTACAATGCATTCGGTGATACTCCTCATGTAAAGGTGGTAGGCGCATAATGGCAAAGGGAAAGAAGAAATTCGAGATTGTAACACCTAGGGGAACAGTGTATGCACAAGCCAGTAAAGGCGGAAAGGTTAGTTCAAAGTTGGAGTGGAATCCCGAATTTGCACCGAGCAAAGAGAAAGGATTTTCCAATGCGCAGGAGTTTGTTGATTCCGAATGCATTCGTAGAATGAATCCGGAGACTCCACGGCGCACGGGTGTATTGATTAAGTCAGCTACGCTTGGAACGGTTATAGGCAGCGGAGAAATCAATCAGATTGCACCATATGCCCGTAGACAATATTATGAGCATAAAGAAAAGTCATATTGGTTCGAACGTATGAAAAACCGTCACAAAGATTCCGTTTTGAAGGGAGCCGCACAGTATGTCAAAAATCATTGAGAACATTAGGAGCTTTATTCTGGAGTGTCCGTTTCTTCAAGATTACCGAGTTAACGTAGATTATCTGGGAGAGAATATGGAGTATTCCATTGATCCTCTCCCGTGCGACCCGATTATTCAAAAATACGTTGATGGCGGTGCGAAGAAACAGTTTCAATTTGCTTTTACCAGTCGAGAGCGATACGATCAGGACACTCGCATCAATATTGATAATAGTGGATTTTATCAAGAATTTGACGAATGGCTGGAAGAGAAAAGCTTCGCCGGAGAGCTGCCCTTACTAGAAAAAGGGAAAAGTCCGGTTAAAATAGAAACTTTAAACAGCGGTTATTTATACGATGTAGACGGAGACAATGCGAGATATCGTATAGAGTGCCGCTTGATTTATATACAGGAGGTATGAAAATGGCAGTAACCAAAGAACAAAAATTGGTAAATCGTTCGCAGAGAGTTGCTTTCATGAATACGGATACAACTGGAGGAACTGCTAAATTCGAGAGAATGACAGGGTTTACGTCTATGACGAATGCAAAGAATCCGAAAGAGTATTCAAGGCAGTATGTAGATGAAGATTCTGAAAGAGCGGACGTAGTTGGCTATGCTCCGTCTATTGATTATTCATTTGACAGGTATTCAAATAACCCGGTGCACGAGAGAATTGCATCGATCCACGATGGGGAAAAACTAGGAAGTGACACACATGTGGATATTATTGTCGTAGATCTTTTTAAAAAGAGTACGACGGGTGACAAATTTTACGCAATCAAACGTACATATGCGGTAATTCCGGATTCTGATAGCGATGGAACGGATGCCCTTATTTATAGCGGTTCATTTAAGTCGGTGTCTGAACTTGAGGAAGGTTATGTTACGTTTGCTGGAGAGGGTAGAAAAGAAGCAACATATACAAAAGGCGATTACAACGCAGCAGAATAAGGAGGAGAGCCAATGAGCCAGTGGAAATATAATAACGTGGAACTCGAAATCGATATGGAAGATGTAGAGTTCCAAGAAAGATATGAAAATGCATTTAACATAATGGAAGAGGAAGAGAAGAAGATTAAAAAAGACGGTAAAGTCTCAGAAATAACGAAAGCGTATTGTAACCTCTTTTGGAATTTATTTGATAATATCTTTGGATCAGGAACAGCCGACAAATTATTTGAAGGAAAGGTTAATTCCAGACTCTGTGACGAGTGCTACGATTCTTTTCTTTCTTTCTGCAAAGCACAAGTAGTTCAAGTTGGAAAGAAACGTGCGCAAAAGTTGTCTAAGTACAATGTTAATACTACAAGGAAGTGATCTCTGTGAATTTATTCTATGAAGAATATCCGAAGACACTAGAGATATGTGGAGAACCAATCCCGATTGTTACTGATTTTAGAGAGTATATAAAGCTGCTCGACATGATCAAGGACGAAGAGGTAAGTGACGAAGAAAAAGCATTCCTTTTGTCAGAATACTTCTTGTTGGAAGTTGGTGATTTTGAAGAAGCGATATTAAAATTGAGCAATTTCGTGGCTATGTGTGAAGTGAACGAAGGCGGAAATAGTAAAGGAAATGCTAAACCGCTTTTCTCATTCCGTGCAGACTATCCATACATTATGGCGGGATTTTTACGCGATTACGGGATTGATTTAAGCGAAATAGAATATCTGCACTGGTGGAAATTTAGGATGCTGTTTGAGGGGTTATCCGAGGATACTGAGATTAAACAGCGCATTATGTACAGAGGGATAAATTTGGAGGAAATAAAGGATAAAGACGAGAAAAAGAGAATAAGGAAGATTCAAAATGCAATTCGCCTTCCGGAAGAGATTTTAACAGATTATGATATTGGAAATGCGTTTGCGTAAGGGGTGATATTTTGAGAATAAAAACTCCAATTTTAAGGAGAGATTGGGTGAAGTGCCCATATTGTGGATGTAAACTCGCGATCGCAGACAATACCGCGAGATGTGAAGGTATTTATATTAAATGCAGGGTATGTAAAAGAGAGATTGAGATAAAGAAATAAAGCACTTTAAATTGAGCCATTGAGCCTGTGCTATTCGCAGAAAGGGAGTGAATAGTATGGGCTATGATGGCTCATTGAAATTTGATACAGAAATTAGTGAAAAAGGTTTTAACAAAGGAATAAAGAATTTAGGAAATATCGCACAAGGTGGTTTAAAGGTATTAGCTGGATCTGTTGCGGGAATTGCTGCAGGATTTGGAGTAATGACAAAATCTGCACTGGATTCGTTTGCGAGCTTAGAGCAGAATATCGGTGGAGTTGAAACCCTATTTAAAGACAGTGCGCAAAAAGTAATAGATAGTGCGAAGAATGCATATAAGACAGCTGGACTATCTGCTAATGCTTACATGGAAACGGTAACAAGTTTTTCGGCTTCGCTATTGCAGTCGTTGGGAAAAGATACCGAAAAAGCGGCGGATTATGCAGACAGAGCAATCATAGATATGTCCGATAATGCCAACAAGATGGGCACAAGCATGGAGATGATCCAGAACGCCTATCAAGGATTTGCAAAGCAGAATTACACCATGTTGGATAATCTAAAACTTGGCTATGGTGGAACTGCATCTGAAATGTATAGACTTTTACAAGATGCAGCAAACTTGAACGAAGAATTTGCAAGCACTGCAAAATTTTCAATGGATTCAAAGGGACATTTAGAAGCTAATTTTGCAGATATTACAGAAGCGATTCACATCGTCCAAACAGAAATGGGGATTACCGGGACAACAGCAAAAGAAGCCTCAGAGACAATATCCGGTTCTATCGCATCTGCGAAAGGAGCTTTTGATAATTTTCTAAATGGAACTGGATCGCCAGAGGCTCTTGCAGAATCTATGGTGACAGCTGGGAAAAATGTGCTGAAGGGGTTGGGCGAAATTGTTCCGCGGCTCTTGCAGACGTTGCCGGAAGTGGGAAAGTTAATCCAAGAAAACCTGGTTAATTCATTGTCCGGAGATAGTATGCAGAAGATAGTGGAAGCAGGAAAAAACGCTGTCATGTCTTTAATAGACGGGATGCTTGCTTCTGTTCCGACTAACATTCTAGTTGATTTGAATTTTGTAAAGCTTATTGCGGATACTGTTATAACAAACGTTCCCACATTAATTCAAAAAGGTTATGAATTACTTAGTAATTTGGTTGATGGATTTGTGAAAGCAATTCCTGAAGCATTGCCAAAGATTCTTGATTTTGTCCAGGGAATAGGAGATAAGTTAGCAGAAGCTGCGCCGATATTAATTCAAAAAGGATTTGAACTACTACAAAAACTGGTTGAAGGGATCATAACAGCGGTACCAATTTTAATTTCGCGCGTTCCGGAGATTATTTCTACATTCGCAAATATCATCAACGATAATTTCCCGACTATATTGATGAAAGGCGCTCAACTTTTAGGTCAATTGGTACTTGGATTAATTCAATCGATTCCGACGCTGATTGCGAATATCCCGAAGATTATAAGCGCCATTGTGGACACGTTGATGGCATTTCAGTGGCTTAATCTTGGACGTGGCATTATTAAATTTTTAGGCGATGGAATTGGTGCAATGAAAGATTTTGTCGTCAAAAAAGGATTTGAAATTTTAAGCGGTCTAAAAAATACACTGATGAATTTGCCGTCTACACTTGCAAATATCGGAAGAACTGCTGTTTCAGGTCTTGGAAATGCAATCTCGGCAGGAATTAGCTGGGTGAAGAATGCAGCAGGAAATATTGTTTCAGCGATTGTTAATACAATCAAATCAATACCAGGGGGAATGCTTTCTATAGGTAAAGATATTGTAAAAGGCTTGTGGAATGGTATTTCTGATATGACAGGATGGGTAATTGATAAAATCCAAGGTTTCGGAGAATCTGTGCTTGGTGGAATTAAAGACTTCTTTGGAATTCATTCTCCGTCAAGAGTTATGCGAGATGAAGTTGGAAAATATATGGCTCAAGGTGTTGGTGTTGGGTTTGAAAAAAATATACCTATAAAGCAAATGACTGCAGGCATGAAAAAAGCAATTGGCAAGATACAGACTGCAGCTATAGGAGTAACGTCTACGATGCCAATGACCGCGAAAGTTGCAACGAAAGCAGTGACAAACAACTACACGGATACGCAGATAGACTACAAAAAGATAAAGAAAGCTCAGCTAGAGGCTAATAATGAGTCAAACGAACGACCTGTTATTTTAAATGGTAGACAAGTTAACAGAGCATTAAAGGATGGAGGTTATCAACCAGCATGGTAATTAAATATGTAAATAGCATAGGGCAAGAAGTAAACTTGAATAAAATGCCGTATAAAATGCTTGTATCTGACATCCTTGATTATGAGTGGGAAGTGTCTACAACATCTAATAGAATTGTCGGATTTGGATACACGGTAAGGGAAAAAGCATTAAATATTGATGTGCATCGCAGTAAATCAGCTGGAGCGCGAGAAAATATGAATACCTTGACGGAGGTATTTGAAAAAGATATTTTATCCGGTGCTCCTGGAAAGCTGTATATTAATGAACAGTATATGACCTGCTATATAAAATCTTCCGAAAAAGATAACTGGGAGACTGATCAGATTATACAGTGCGAGTATGGTCTTATCACAGATAATCCATTTTGGATAAAAGAAACAGAATTTAATTTCAAGATAACTGACATTACATCTACGGATAACAAGCGATATCCTTATAAATATCCATACAGGTACGCAAACGGAATGAACAACACATATATTATCAATCCGCATTTTACAGAAGCAAACTTTAAACTGAGAATATATGGACCGGTTGTTAATCCACAGATCGGCATCGGCGGATATCCGTATCTCGTAAATATCGTACTGGAAGAAGGAGAATATCTCGAAATCAACAGCATGAAAGAAACAGTAGAGAAAGTAGCTGTAAATGGAGAGCGTGAAAGTGTTTTTCATAACCGTGCAAAAAAGAAGAGTATTTTTAAGAAAGTCCCTCCAGGAAGACAGGAAATTGTATGGTCAGGAACGTTTGATTTTGACTTGCTGATCTACGAAGAGAGGAGCGAACCAAAGTGGCAGAATTAAAATTTATTGCAGCTACTCCCTTTGGAGAAGAAATTGACTACATGAGAGAGGCTTCTGAGATTGATGTTGATTTAGGTGATACGAATGACTTCCAATTCCAGTTGCCAGTTTCCGAATGGACAAAGAGAAAGTATTGGTATGAAAATCGTATTTTTATACCTGATACAGAGTACGGCGGGATCATTGACGATATACAGTCTGATGGATATGAGCTGACCTTTGGTGGATTGACATGGAGAGGTCTGCTTACGAAAAAAATTGTAGAGCCACCGACTGGACAGGATCATCTTGTGCTGAATGGAGAATTAAATAGTATATTGAGAGAATTGATAAAGGACCGGTTCAATGGTCTTTTTTTCGTTCCGGAAATCTCTACTGATGTAGGGGTTAAGGATTGGCAAGTGGATAGGTATGTGACGTTATATGATGCAATTACAAAGCTACTGACAGCTTATAAGCATCGTTTACAGATATCTTATATAGAGCCTGATGGACTTGATTACGGATATGTAAGCCTTCAAGCTGTTCCGATTACGGACTTTTCAGAAGAACTAGAGTATTCGCAGGAATCCGAACAGATATCTCTTACAATAGAAGATTACAGGGGTGGAATAAATCATTTGGTTTGTGCCGGCGAAGGACAAAACGAAGAACGTGTGGTATTACATCTTTACGCGCAAGAAGATGGTAGCATTGGCAAGACGCAGTTTTATAAAGGCTTGGCGGAGCGTGCAGCGGTTTATGATTTTTCGAGTGCAGATATGAAACAGTTGGAGACAGACGGAACAAAGCGGCTGAAAGAACTGCAGAATTATAAAAAATGCAATCTGACGGTAGATGATGGAGATTACGAAATTGGGGACATTGTCGCTGGTTACGACACTGTGACAGAAACATACGTACAAAAGCCGATTATCGGAAAGATACTGAATATACAAGGAAACACTGTGAAAATCGAATATAGAGTAAAAGGAGATGATTAGAATGAGCGGAGGTTTAAAAGGACTTACGTTAAATACACCGCCGGAAGAGGCAGCGCATATTTACGCGGAAGACGATGCTGCTATCTTCCAGTCTATTGCGGGGGGGGATGGGGTGTTTACAATTGGGCAGCAGTGTAAGGCAACTACACTCAGCAACAACAAAGTGAGAATTGCAGATGGTGTTCTGATTGTAGGGGGACACTTTGCGAGAATACCGTATGGAAAATACGAGGACTGCGAAATTGCAAATGGAGAGTCAGGAAAGAAAAGAAATGACATTATTGTAGCGGTGTTTGAAACAACCGGAACAGGTGGAATTGACGAGATGCGCTGCACTGTAAAAAAAGGTGTTGCAGGGACTACAGCGGTGGATCCGGAACTAACACAGGATGACATCTATAATAATGGGAAAATCAGGGAGATGCCACTTTACCGTGTTAAGATTGAGGGACTGAGCATTGTTGCAGTGGAGCCTATGTTTGACTTGAAGCCTGACGTGTCTATGATAAATAAAAGTTTGTCTGATATAAAAGATTATGTGATCGAAAGCGGCAAAGTCCAAATCGCATCAACGAGCAGGTGCAACTACTACGAAAAGTATGCAAGCGGAAAGCTAGTGCAATGGGGAGTAGCAAACTACTCGTATACGGATGGTTTTAGCAGAATAACTTATCCAATACCTTTTTCCGGAAGTACAGATAATTACATGCTGTTTGTGCAAGGAAGATATATGTCGGGAAAAGTGGTGGAAATAATGGTTGCATCCAAACACTCAACTAGTCAAGGGTATGCGTACTCACGATATACAGATAACAGCAAACCAGATACACATAATTTTGACTGGTACGCAATTGGACGATGGAAGTAGAAAGGAGAACGGTATGATTTCGAAATTTAACGATGCAACAGAAATGCAAATACAATCTGCCGAGATTATCGGAGGATTGCTGCAGATTAAAGCGATCAACACGACGCCGGAAACACTTAGACAGAAATTCCAAGACGAGTTTGCTTGCAAGAAAATCACAATCATCGAGCGAGAACAGATCATTACAGAGCATGAGAACTACACAAAATTATTAAGAATCGAAGAGTACACAGGTGGAATCTACGGAGTTGCAATAGAGAAAGTCGGAGAAACAACAGCAGAACGTCTAGCAGAAGTAGAAACGGAAAACGCAGCATTAAAAGAAGCCTTAGAAAATGCAAATACGCAGATTACAGACCTGCAGGGCGCCATCTGCGAACTATACGAAATGGGGGTGCAAGCATGAGCTACATTGCAAGAGTATACGCAGATCTGATACAAAAAGAAAAGAAGAGCATCGAAAACGTGCCGGAAAGCATCCGAGAACAGGTAAGAGAAATCCTCGCAGATCAGGAGGGATAAGGATGTTAATTGTAGATTTTAAAGATGAAAACTATAAAAGAGTGACCGGCCTATGGCAGTGGGACTACGGGCAAGTATTGCGTATACAAGGTTTAAATCTTCCAAAAGCCGTAGAAATACATTTCTCTCTACAAGAATCCGGTGGACAATCTGTAACAAGAATTGGAATGACGAAAGACGGTGTCACAGATGTAGTGATTCCTGACAGCTTGTTGGAAAATGAGGAATCATTAGGAGATTATGATATTTTTGCTTTTATCTATTTGACGGACGATACAAGCGGACAGACGGAATACAAAATCTGTATGCCGGTTAAGGCGCGACCAAAACCTGAAGCCTTTGACAAGCCGGAAGACGGAGAAATCTTCCGCGAAGCAATTACAGCAGTAAGAGAATCCGCCGAACGTGCAGAATCAGCAGAACAGAAAGCAGCACAACACGCAGAGCAAACGAAAGCCGATGCGATTAAAACTGGAGAAGATAGAACAGCGATTGCAGAAATGGTTGACTCTGTATCCGGCATCTCCGAACAGGTGCAAATTGTTAAGGATTATAAAGAACAGGCACAGACCGCAGCTACAAATGCACTGCTATCCGAACAAAAATCAGAACAGGCGAAAGAATCCGCTATACAAGCACAAGCTAATGCAGAGACCGCAGAGGATATGGCAGAGCAACACGTTCTTGAAGTCGCAGGAGATAAGTCGGAAGTGGAACGTCTAGCGACACAGGTTAGACAGGATAAGACAGAGGTCGAGCAGACAGCGCAAGGCTTTGGAAATACAGCACAACAGGCGAAGCAGTCTATAAATACAGCTAAAACAAAAGCAGTAGAAGCTGTAAATGCTACCAAGTCCGATGCGGTTAAAGCGGTGCAAACGGAGGGAACAAAGCAGACTGGCAATGTTACAGCAGAGGGAGAGAAACAAGTACAGGCGGTACAGGTAAAAGGACAAGAGGTTATTAATTCCATTCCGGAAGATTTCCCAACGCAGATGCAGTCTAAACTAGACAAGCAACAGGGGACGGAGAACGCTGGAAAATTACTTGGAGTGGGAACAGATGGCAATGTCGCACTTATGGGTGGTGCTAGTGTTGGAGAGATATTAATTGCAGACTATACACATAGAGGAAATCCGGAATTCCATTTTGCAGATTTCGATTTCGCAACCGGAATCGGAACGACGACAGAACCGCATGGATTAACGAAAAAAACAGAAGTGTTGATATGTCCGAATGATTGGACAATTTTAAATCCGTTCAATGGTATGCTTAGTATGCCGATTGAATGGACTATGGTTGAAAAATTAAGTGATGCTTTAGCGTTAATTCCTGTCGATAATACACATTTGAAAGTAGTTGCATCCAAAGAAGAAGCAATTATTAATGTCAATCTTGAGGATGTATCCAATACAAATGTTGATATTACAAAATTCCATTTCGAAAAACCGATTAGCTACGTTGTAAAAAATTTAGATAATAAAATCAATACTAAATATATAAAAGTGTTAAGTAGTGGATATTGCTTTTGGACGGGGAAATATAGATATAGAAATGTTTCGGTTATTTTTGAAAGCGGTAAAACGGGTATTGTAAATTATATAAACACACTAGGATTTTCTAAATATGGTAATTCTCCGGCAAGGAATGGGATTTTTCTAAACGAGGAAACACTAATTGATTTGAGAAATAATACCAAATACTATAACAAAATACTATCGTATTCGAGAAGAAAAGGATATAGCATTTTAGTGAACGACCCATATAGACTTGTTGAAGATGTATGGATACTGACGCAAAGTGAAAATGTAAAAGCGATACGAGCATATCAAACTTACGCCAACGATTATGCTTACATGTCCAACGGCACACGTATACAAATCTATGCTTTAGAGGGGGAATACAAAAATGAAAGTTAAAAAAATGGAGTATGACGCTGCAACAGGGGAATATAAAGAAATTTACGAAGAAGATTTACCATCTCTTGAAGAACCGGAAATCATACAGGAACAAACCTTAGAAGAAAAGGTACAGGAGTTGCAAGAAGAGAATGCAATGTTGACTGCATGTATATTAGAAATGTCGGAGCTGGTATACAAATGATAACTTTATTAACAAATTTAATTTTATTTATAAGAAAGGATGATTTTATGATGGCAATGTTATGGGCACAACAAATTATGTTAGGCAAAAAGGAGTTTAAGGACGTACCGAGACTGTTAAAAGAACAGGTAAAAGAAATCTTGGTTGATTCAGGAATGGGTGAATTGACTGAATAGAGGTGGAGTAAATGGGATATGTATTTGCATTTGTAGCAGGGGCAGTGTTTGGAGTGTTTGTAATGTGCCTAGTGCAAATCAATAAAGACGAGTAGAGGTGGTAATAGTGGAAATCAGAGCGAGACCGTAACGGGTCTTTTTATTTTGCAATAATTTTTTTGGAGGGAAATATGAATGAGACAGAAGTAGAGGTAACACTTGAGAGCCACAGAAATGAAATAGGCTCGCTAAAACACCGTATGAGTGATGTGGAAAAGATTGTGGAATCCGTACACCAGCTCGCAAATGAGATGGTTGGTCTTACGAAAGAGATGCATCACACAAACAAAGCAATCGAAAGATTGAATGAAGATGTAGCAGAATTAAAAAGAAAGCCAGCACAGCGTTGGGAATTGGTAATTACGACAATTATCTCGGCGTTAGCTGGCTATTTAATTTCAATGATTTTTTAGGAGGATTAGATATGTTTAAAAACAGCGTATTAAAAACAAGTGTAGACACAAAGAGATGGTTAAAGGCAGCGGGAATTCGTGCAGTTAAAACGATGGCACAGGCTGGTATTGCTGGTATTGGTGCAGCAGCTGCAATGGGACAAGTAGACTGGAAATATGTATGCTCGGCAGCTGTGCTTGCAGGAGTAGTTAGTGTACTTACATCGGTAGCAGGTATCCCGGAGGTAGAAGGCGAGTAATCGCTCTCGCACATATATTGAATGAAAGAGAGGAAAAGAACATGGGAATGAAATTTGAACCGTACTTGCAAATCAATACAGTGGATGGATCGCACGCAATGTGGGTTCCGAGTATTAGAGATTGTTTGGCGAATGACTGGGTGATTGTAGAATAGGAAGGAGATTTTATTATGGCAGTAAATGTAAGACAATTATTAGTATCAGGAAGTAAATACAATATCAAATGCCCGTACCAAATGGCAGCGGATACCATTACGGTACACAACACAGCGAATGACGCAACGGCAGAGAATGAAGTGAAGTACATGATTGGGAACAGCAATCAGGTAAGTTTCCACGTTGCTGTGGATGACAAAGAAGCGGTACAGGGAATTCCGTTCGACCGGAATGCATGGCACGCCGGAGACGGGAACGGAAGAGGAAACAGAAACTCAATTGCAGTAGAAATCTGTTATAGTAAATCCGGCGGAGACAGCTTTACAAAAGCAGAGAGAAACGCAGCTGAATTAATTGCCGGAATGCTCAAAGCACGTGGATGGGGAATTGATAAGGTAAAGAAACACCAAGACTGGAGTGGAAAATATTGTCCACACAGAACACTTGATATGGGATGGCAGAGATTCCTTGATATGGTGGCATCTTTTATGAATGGAGAAGAACCTCCAGTATCCACACCGGAGCCATCAAAACCAGCTCCGCAACCATCTGCGCCAGATAAGACAATTTTATTTACTTATGCTGTTAAACTGGAGGACGGAACAATCTTACCAGCCGTAACAAATTTAAACGATTTTGCCGGAATCCGAGGCAAGCGTATTGTAGGCATTGCAATCAAGGCAAATATCGGTCGTGTTAAATACAGAGTGCATGTACTTGGCAAAGGTTGGTTGCCGTGGGTGACTGGATACGATTGGTCAGATCATGTAAATGGATACGCCGGAAACGGACAGGTTATCGATTCAGTACAGGTATACTACGAAACACCGGAAGATTATGTTGCGCACTATGGATATCAGAAAGCACAGTATCGCGTAAGCCCATTGAATAGAGATTATTATTCATGGCAGTACGACACAGAGACTGGAAACGGGCAAGACGGCTTTGCCGGATGCTTCGGAAAAGCAATTGATCGATTCCAATTGTTCTAAATAACACAGCCCCATCTCAGAAGAGGTGGGGCGAAAATATTGTATCATCTTACAAAACTTAATAGAATATAATAAAACCGTTTACAACACGTTTACAACAAAATTGTAGCAAAACGTAGCAAATACGTAACATTTTTTTAAGGGGTTCTTAAATTTGCATGGATTTCTAAAAAACCCGTGGTTGACTGGAAAAATGCAACAAACCTGTCAACCACGCCGTTTTCAAGTGATAAGATTTCACAAAATACAGTGGTATATAATGATATATAACGAAACGGTTTACAACACGTTTACAACAAATCTACTTTTATCTTTTCGATTTGCTCTCTCAGATCTTCTAATTCTCTGTGGCCGTATTTTTTATTTGTTATGTCTTTAAAGGAATGACCAAGCATTCTCTTCCTGTCATTTTCTCTTATACCGTATTTTTCACACAGCGCTGAAAATGTGTGCCGGCAGTCATGTGGTGTGTGTTTTTCAATTCCGAGGGGTTCTAGTGTATTATACATTTGCGTCCTGAATTTATGAATTTCAATCTCCATTAATCTACCGCGCCGTTTCATCCGGCGTTTGACGAGTGGAAGAATGGCAGAGTGGATTGGAACAATTCTATCTTTTCCGGCAGCGGTCTTTACACCACCGCGGAAGTAATTATCCTTTAAATTAACTTCTAACGTCTCGTAGGCGGATATGCGGAACCCGGAATAGCACATGATCAGTAGGAACTCAACGATTTCATCATCCTTGTTTTCCCATAATATTTTCAAGTCATTTGCGGAAAATGGAACTCCATTTTCATCGTCATCCGGTTTTTCGATGCTAATAAATTGTGAGTAGTCCTTTTCGCAAATATCATTTGCGAGAGCGTATCGGTACATTTGATGATATAGAGTTACGATCAGTTCGAGAGAGGAGTGTTTCAGATTACACTCATCCACGATTTTTTGCAGATCATTTTTCGTAAGAGATATAAATTCCCTGTCATGCAGTTCTGCGCAGTTCTTATAAGCTGCGATCATGCTGTACTCCATGCTCTTTTTCTTTCCACTATGTCCGTATTCCAGCTTAAATTTGTCTAAATAGTATTCTTTAAAGATTTCCCCGAACGTCTTGCCTTTTTCCTGCTTTTCCTCGATTCCCTGCATTAGATTGTAATTTGCAAGGAGCGCCTGTATAAAAGTATCTGCATTCTGCTTGTTGTCGATGGCAGCAATGTCCTTTTCCATTCCCTGTATGTATGTGCCAGCTCTATAGGCTGTCAGGACTGCAAAGCCTGTTGGCCAGTCAGGCACGTAGCAGAGTGCTTTCTGTGGCTTCATTTGGCCATTAGGGTATTCTTCTGTTGCCGGAGGATAAACACCGTAGGGATTACGCCGATTAGAGCCTAAATAGCGAATTTGCCCGTAGCCGTTTGGTAATTTTGGATATTTCTTTCTTTTTCTTGGCATGAAATCATCTCCTTTTGAATTTTGGGTATAAAAATAACAGCCTATGGCTATTTCCGTTTTGGAAAGAACCACTTGCAGACTGTTTCCGAAGATGATACAATATATTTGTTCAGAATAACTGTATATCTTCGGGTATATATTGACCGTTCCTGTTGGCACAGGAGCGGTTTTTATTTTATTTCAAGTTAATATCTATTTTCACTTCATCTCCGACGTTTTCAAAATTTTCATCATGCGGAGCATCAATGTGCAATGTTAAGCTTGTAATATCCTCAGCTTTGGAATTCTTTAAGATATAAATTAGATTTCCGGAATTCTTTACACTCCCTAAAAATTCACCGTCGATATATTCACTTAAAAATCCGTCTGCCTCCACTTGTTCTTTCGTGTTAGTTGTTAAAGTAGCTTGACCGATGTAGAAAGACAAAGTGCTTTCGGTTGTATTTTCCGCAGATGCATTGATAGCTACAAGAGCAACTTCTTTGTCTTTTTCAATTCCTAGCATTTCCGCCATTTCATCTGTTGTAGCTGTAAGTTTGGAAACCTGAACTCCTTCGATAGTGTATTTAAAAGGACCAGTTTCTCCTGAAAGATTTAATTCTTTGTTTGTTGCTACTGGCTCTTTTTTTAAACCGTTCTCTTCTACAATTTCTCCTGTTGTATTATCTTCGGATGGCTTTTCTTCTTTCTGCTCTTTCTGTTCCGCAGATACTTCTTTTTGTGACTCGACTTTCTTTCCGTTATCTCCACCACCACAAGCAGTAATGGACAGAGCCATGCATCCAGCTAATAATAAAGTTACAATTTTCTTTTTCATAAAAATTCCTCTCTTTCTTTTTAACTTACATCATTAGGGAACCACCCCTTTTATATATAACGCCGTAGCGGTTATATCATTTCCAGTATTTACCTGTAGTTTTCTCGCAGTGTGAATTGTAAAATTATAGGCATGAGAATACTACTTGATAAAATAATGCTTGAAAAAAACTTAACTGTACAACAAGTATCCATAAAAACCAAAATACCAAAAACAACTATAATAGATATTAAAAATGGTCGTTCTAGTCCTAGAATGGACACAATGGAGAAATTAGCAATAGGTCTTAATGTTCAAATAATAGACCTGTTTGATTCTCCTTATAAATAAGTGGTCGAGATCTCGACCAAATCCCCAAAACCGCGTTAGATTTCCGTTAGTCATGTGTATATATAGTAAAAGGGCAAATAAGAAAACCTTTTAAGAACGAATGTTCGAAAAACCTATTGAAATACATAAAAAAATGTAGTAATATTCTATTAAGGAATTTCGAACGTGCGTTCAATACACGAACACGGGAGGGGTACACATGAATGATGCAGATTGCAAAAAGCAAAATAACATCAAAATTATTGTTGAATTATTAGAAAAGTCACAACCTGAAAAGGTTGCAGAGATTCTTGAATTTGTTAAAAGTTATCTCGCCTAATAATTCATGGAAAAGAGCCAGATTACTGGCTCTTTTTTAAATTGTCTATATACTGTAAAGCTATCTTTTCCAATGTTGCTTTACTTGTGTCATCTAACTGTTCATACGTAACAATTAGTGTCTGTATCGCGGTAGCGATTGCAGAATCCTTGTTTTTTAGTAACAAGGCTGTATATTTCATCAATTTCTGCTGTTCGGTTAATTGCTCAAACATCTCACCTTCGCCAGTGCGAAGCCAGTTTTCATTTACACCGAATTCCCTACATATAGAAAAAACAATAGCATCACTAGGAACGGTTCTACCCATTTCATATTGAGCAATTGTATTTTGCTTCATACCTATTTTATCGGCGAAAGCTTGTTGTGTCATATCTAAATGCTTACGCAATTTTTTTAATTGCTCTTTCATAATATCAATCACCTCTTTCCTTAGCTCACATTATACATGCGAAACTATATACTGTCAATATCTCATAAACAATAAAATATCATAAAAACAGTAAAAATACTATTGACAATATTGTATATGAGATATATAATAATCTCACAAACAACAAAAAGAAAAAACAGGAGGTGTATAAAATGTTAGGACTTGAAGAAAAGAAACAGCAGGAGATTAAACACATGGTAACTATTTTAGAACAAATTGATTTACCGGATATTTTGCTGCTTGCGAGAGATGCAAATACGCTTTTGCTTAGACAGCAAGAAGCAGAAATTCTGAATAAGAAAGCGGGATAAGGAGGATAAATGAACAGATTAGAACAGAAGTTAGACAGCCGAGAAGTGGCTGAAATGGTAGGAAAAGAACATAATAAATTGCTTAGAGATATTAGAAGTTATATCGAGCAATTAGGAGAGTCCAAAATTGGACACACCGATTTCTTTACAGAATTTACATACAAAACAGAGCAGAATAAGACGATGCCTTGCTATCTTGTAACAAAGAAAGGCTGCGAATTTATCGCCCACAAACTTACAGGGGTTAAAGGTACAGAGTTTACGGCAAAATACATCAATCGTTTTCATGAAATGGAAAATATTATCAAAGAACACGTTCCACAAGGAAAAGAATTACTTGCTTTAGCGGTATTGGAAGCGCAGAAGACGATTGACAGCCTAAAAGGCAGATGTGAGTTCCTTGGTGGACAAGTTGTGGAACAGCAGAAGCTAATCGAGGAAATGGAACCGAAAGCAAATTACGTTGACCATATTCTGGAATCGAAATCACTAGTGGCAACAACACAGATTGCGAAAGATTACGGAATGTCCGCAATGCGGTTTAATCAGATTCTAAATAGTTTAAAAATCCAGTACAAGGTCAATAAACAGTGGGTGCTTTATTCGAAATATCAGAATTGTGGGTATGTACATAGCAAGACAATCGATATTACAAGAAGCAACGGAGATCCGGACGTGACAATGCAGACACAGTGGACACAGAAAGGGCGACTCTTCTTGTACGAGGAACTTAAGAAAAATGATATTTATCCGGTAATTGAGCAGGAAGTAGCATAGAGGAGGAAATTATGGAACGAAAAATTGTGGAAGGAGAGTGATGGTGACGTGGAAATTATTCTATGCGTTGGAATTTCGATAGTGACATCGACAGTGGTTACAAAAATTTTAGCCACCCACTATTTTAAAATAGTAGATGGCTATGTAAAAGATATATCGGAAAAGACAAAGAATTTTGTGGAGTCTATGAAATACAAACGATAGAAAACGCTTTGCCCAAATGAGTTAATTGAACCAAACCTTTGGAAAATACAGGATTTTCGAAGTTAAAGTCGTTATCAATTGCTTTTGCTTCCTCATACATGGATGTTTCTTTTAGTTTGCTATAAGCTTCTTCATTATTTATCCAAGCATCATATCGGATAGAAATCAATCCGGCTCGCTCTAAAGATGATATTGAAAGCGAGCAAAGGGGATAAGAGAGTTCCAAAGTTTGTGGTAGGAAAACGTTTGGATATAAAATATAACGACCGTTATCATTTCCGTGAATTCCGACATTGCATATAGGAAGTAATGGTTGTTTGGCAGAAAAAATATCTTTTAAAAGTAATGCATCGTTTTCATTTAATTGTTTCAGTATTTCGGGAAAGCATGGATGTACAAGAGATTCGGTATTTTGATTCATGGATCCACTAATTAGTTTTACAAACATTGTCCTAAGAGTTTCTGAAGAAACACAGTATTTAGAATTTTCCAATGCTTGTGCGGTTACTTGAAAAGATGGCTCAATCTTTTTAGCATCAGGTATTCTGCTAATAGCATCAGATAATTCATTACGATATTTTTCTAAATCAGTGGCATATTTCATTCGTCTTTTATCAGCAGCATGACTGATGTTCCCGAATACTAAGTACCACAAATCGCCGAGTGTTTGAACAACATTTTTGGTAGGGGAATCGGTAAGATTGGTAAGTGCATTATCGACTGATTCCGGCATATCAGGAAGATTAACTAATGCTATTTTGTTCGTGCTTTCATCTGACATAAAATCATTCCTTTCATCATTTGATGAGGAAATTATACCAAATAAATAATCGAGAGACAAGCATTGAGTATTTCTTAGAGTAGGAGGTGATGGAGATGGTATTGAACAATACGGGTTCCATTAAAAAGATGGATTCACTAGAAGAAGTAACGCAGCCAGTAGTTAAGTTTTTGTTAGAAAACTACAATCCTCACACATCAATCATTATTACAAGCGAGAGGATTGCAGTAGTTGAAGATGTTTTATCGATACCTCATACTAATTAATTCGTTGGTATCGATGGATTTTGTCTAGCCTAGACAGCTCAGATCTTTTGTACTTGGCATTGGCAGATGCCTGTATCTAAAGTATAGGAGATAGTAAAACAAAAAGCAATGAGGTGTAACAAAATGACATGCAACGATTGCAGAAAGAAAAAGAAGTACATAGAGAGTAGCAGAATGTATCTGTGTACTGAATTTAGTAGAAAGCGAGGTGATAAACGTGAGCGAAATCATACAAGGACCGGCAATTGCAAAAATAATGGGATGTAATGTCGGTACAGTTCATTACAATATGAAAAATGGTTTTTGGAAATTCGGTCGAGTTATCAAAACCGGACCGAAAAAGCACAGATATGAAGCTACGATAACAGAAACAGCGAAGTATGCTGAGATTAGTAGGGAAGAGGCGATAGCTCGACTGAAGGGAGGTGATACATAGTGAACTGGAACAGAAGAAAAGCACTCCCTGATTGGGAGAAGCGGAGAATCCGTAACAGACATGAGAAATATTTGCGTAAGGAAAAGAGATCAGCTTGCGTAATGGCTCTTTTGGTACTGGCGATAATTGTCGTCGGGATTGTAGGGCAGATAATTTTAATAGGAGGTGTGTAAATGAACGAGATTAAGGTTATGCAGTTCGAACGATCAGACGTGCTCAGACAACGCAGACTGGCGAAGCAGCTGCTTAAGAAGGACCTCTATGACGAGATTATGTTTCGCAGAGTTATGACGGTTATCGGAACAATGATAGCCATAGCACTTGGATTTTTAGCCGGAGAGATTACGGTAATATCCATGATTCGATAAAAAAGAGCACCCATATGAGCCGGCAAACTCGGGCGCTCGGTAAATTAGACAATTAAATTGTAAAACAGAAGAGAGGGAAAGTCAAATGAAAAAATTTGAGTTAACAAGTGAGTTTATCACTAATATTTTCGGGACAAAATTATTTCGTATTAAAGCATTAATCGAGTTTGGAAACGTTAAAGCGGGTGAGCTTGGCGGTTTCGTGGAAAAAGAAGAAAATCTAAGTCAGGATGGTAATGCTTGGGTGTACGATAATGCTCGTGTGTACGGTGATGCTTGTGTGTGCGGTGATGCTTGTGTGTGCGGTAATGCTCGTGTGTGCGGTGATGCTCGTGTGTGCGGTAATGCTCGTGTGTACGATAATGCTCGTGTGTACGATAATGCTCGTGTGCACGGTAATGCTTGGGTGTACGGTAATGCTTGTGTGTGCGGTGATGCTTGTGTGTGCGGTGATGCTCGTGTGTACGACAATGCTTGGGTGTACGGTAATGCTTGGGTGTACGATAATGCTCGTGTGTACGGTGATGCTTGTGTGTACGGTGATGCTCGTGTGTGCGGTGATGCTTGTGTGTACGGTGATGCTGGCTACGCCACGGTGCATGGTTTTGGCTCCGAATATCGTACAACTACATTTTTTAAAACAAAAGCAGGAGTTGGTGTGAAATGCGGATGTTTTTATGGAAATTTATCAGAATTCCGAAAAAAGGTAGTAGAGACACATGGGGAAACGAAAAAGGCAAAGGAATACTTGATGCTTGCTGATCTGATGGAATTTAGATTTTCGGATAACTCATAAATAGAAGAGAGGAAAAGTCAATGGAACAATTAGAAGGAACGGTAACAATGCCGTTGATTACATATCAAAAAATGAGAAATGATACGAGTCAGATTTTCAATTCGCACGGAACTGACCATGATTCTGAGGATAAGAAGAAAGGGATTTGGCTCTATTTGAATCAAGAAAAACTCTTTGACCTTGCGTGGGAAGAGATGATCAGACGTGGTATTGATGTATCAAAGTACGACAAGGAGAAAGCAACGTACGAGCATGGATTTGTCAAGTTCGGGTTTAAAGAGAGTCAGGTAGATATAAATGTATAAATATGTGTGCCGAAGCTGTGGAGCAAATTTAGACCCGGGCGAAAAGTGTGACTGCATAGCAAAACGTAAAGAAACAGAGGAACAATACGAACAATTGCTTAAGCAGGAAAAAGACGGGCAATTTGCATTAAAGGAGTTGATTGCATGTACATAGGAATTGCAGGACAAGAGAAAGGGACATGCGTAAATGATTGCGACGCTTATCAATACGCATTAGAGCAGATGCAATGGGATGAGGAATTACAAAAAGAGTTTGTTGAGTGGTTTTACTCAGGAAACTATGTACACGAGGAGGAAGAAAATTAAGTTTTGTAAGTAACAGGAGGTAAAGATATGAATGAAATAATGGTGCATGATGGTACAGGTATGCAGGTCAGAACATCTCAGACAGAGATGATGATGAGCAGGCAGGCACAAGAAGTACAGGGGGCTATTGTAATGGCCAAAAAATTTCCGAGAGACGAAGTGGAAAGTTTTAACCGTATTGTAAGAGCCTGCCAGAGAAAGGGACTCGCAGAAAATGCAATGTATGAATATCCTCGAGGAGGAACAAAGGTTGTAGGTCCATCAATTCGATTAGCAGAAGCAATGGCACAAAATTGGGGAAATATTGATTTTGGCATTATTGAATTGGAGCAAAAAAATGGGGAAAGTCAAGTTATGGCTTATGCATGGGATTTAGAAACAAACACAAGACAGACAAAGGTATTTACAGTTCCTCATATCAGATCAACAAAAAAAGGAAACGTTCCACTTACGGATCCGAGAGATATTTATGAAATGGTTGCAAATCAAGGAGCAAGACGAGTAAGAGCGTGCATACTTGGTGTAATTCCAGGAGATGTCCAAGATGCAGCAATAGATCAATGCAATAAAACAATGTCGGAGGGAGAAAAAAAACCGGTAATTGATTTGGTAAGAGATATGGCTGCCATTTTCGAAAGAGAGTTTAGTGTGCCGATAGAGGCAATAGAAAAGTATATTGGCTGCAAATCGGAAGCGTTCAGCATGAACGATCTTGTACGCTTAAAGAGAGTATACAAATCACTACATGATGGCATGGCAAAGAGAGAAGATTATTTCGATCTTCCACGGTTGAAAGGCGAAGGCGTAACGGATCCATTTAAGGAAACAGAAGGGGGTGCTGAAACGGATGAATCTCGATCAAAATAATTATTATTCGGAAGATGCGAATGCAAAGTATTTTTCCGTATCCCAGTATAAAGACTTTACAAAATGTGAAGCAATGGCAATGGCGAAAATTTCCGGTGCGTATAAGCCGGAAATGACGCGAGCAATGCTGATTGGTTCTTTTGTGGATTCTTACTTTGAGGGAACCTTGGATCAGTTTATTAAAGAGCATCCGGCAGTGTTCACAAGAAAGAATGAACTGCGAAGTGAATTTCGAAAAGCAAATGAAATCATCGGAAGAATTAAGAGCGATGAAACATTTACGAAATTTATGTCCGGTGAAAAGCAGAGAATTATGACATTTGAATTATTCGGAGTTCCTTGGAAGATGAAGATGGATAGTTATCTTCCAGGAATCTGTATTACAGATTTAAAGGTTGTTGCAAAATTTAAAAATCTTCCGCTTTGGAGATATGATCTGCAGGGAGCATTATATCAGAAAGGTGTGGAGATTGTAACTGGAGAGAAACTCCCGTTTTACCTTGCAGTTGCTACAAAGGAAAGAGTGATTGATATAGATATTTTTCAGATTCCGCAGGATACGCTCGATGTGGCACTTTCCGAAATGGAAATAACCATGGAACGTTTTTCGGAAATCAAAGAGGGGTATCGGGAGCCGGAATATTGCGGTGTATGCGATTACTGCAAAAGTATCAAAAAAGCAAAAATACGGAATTACAACGAACTTATGGAGGTTTAAACATTGAAACTGATAAAAATATTAAGTGACAAAATACAGATTAAATCAGACCGGTTTGAGTTTCGGGATATACGAATCAACAGCCTGATTGCAGTATCTGATGGAGACGTAGAACTGGTAACGGTTGTGACATCTCTGATGGAAACAGATACCGGTGATTCTATCGGAGAAGAGGATTTCATTTTTGAGAACGATGGAATCAAAGTGATAGAATGTTCCATCATTGGAAGTATTCGAAACGGTATCTTTCAAAAAGCAATTGACCGGTATCCAACAACGGATATTCAATCGAGAGAAATCACTTCCGAAGAATTCCGGAAGATGCTTTCAAAGTATGAAGGCGGTGGATTCTATATTGGAAACTATGTGCAGCATAATTGTCCTGCATTTGTGGACGGGAATAAGTTTTTCCAACGTCATTCCTGTATTGTCGGAAACACCGGTTCCGGAAAATCTGAGACAGTTGCAAAAATTTTAGAGGAGTCAGCGAAGCTTTCCGGAACGAACATTATTGTATTTGATATCCACGGAGAGTATGGAAAGTTATCTTATGCAAGAAACATTAAGATTGGAAAAGATTTTTCATTTCCTATATGGCTGTTTGGATTTTCTAATATGGTAACAAATATCTTAAAAATCCGGGAGGAGAGTTCTTCAGTAGTGATGTCAGCTCTTCGAAAATGCTATTACAGTATATGTTCAGACGGAAAAGAAAACAGGCCTGTTTATTTTGATTTTATGAATTTACTTGCGGAAATGGTGCGCTTGAATAATGAAGAAAAGCCGACTGGGGAAATTTATAAGACTGGAGATAAGGCAGGACTTGCTAAAACGGTAAAAGGGGACTTTAACGGAAAACTGACAGGTGTAATTAATACGATGCAGGATAAATTACTTGATAAGAGATATACATTCCTGTTTGGAGATCATAAGCAGAAGTATTTATTCGAGGTGGTTGAGCAGATCATGAAAAATGATAAGCCGATAAAAAATATTGACTTGTCAGAGATTCCGCACGATGTAGCCATTCCGGTTATTGGAGTTATTACAAAATTAGTTTATGACATTCAAAGAACGTTTGAAAGCGACAAGGTTTGTCCGGTAGTGCTTGTGTGTGATGAAGCACATGTATATATCCCGAACAACTTTCAGTTGTCTGCATCGGAGAAGCGAATGGTTGAAATATTTGAAGATATTGCAAAAGAAGGGCGTAAGTTCGGAATCACGTTATTCCCAGCAAGTCAAAGGCCATCGGAATTGAATAAGACAATCATGGCACAATGTGCAAACTTCATTGTATCGAAACTAAACAATGAGAACGATAAAACCATGGTCAAGGGAATGCTGCCGGATGGCAATGAAAACATTATCGACAGTACAACGACTTTTAGCCCTGGAGAGGTTCTGATCATCGGCGATGCAGTACCGATTCCGTTAAAAATTCAAGTAGAGTTGGCGAATGAGCGCCCACAATCAAGAACGATTGATTTTTGGGATAGATGGAGTGTAAATCCTACTGTTGATTTGAAACAGGGGATAGAGACATATATGGATTTATAATGGCATCTCCTTAAAAGGGATAAAATCATATATCACAAATGAAACTATAAAACTTGTTTCAATGCCTCCTACTGAACGTGGGAGACGAAAAGGAGAAATATGAAATCAGTCAGTTTTCACGTGCCAGGAAAACCACAAGGGAAGGCAAGAGCACGTACATTTTATAATCCGAATCTCGGCAGACATATGTCAGTAACACCAGATAATACGGTATTATACGAGAATCTGATTAAGACGATGTACATTCACGCTGCAAAAGGTTGTAAGTTCGAGAAAGGCGAACCGGTTACACTCTGCATCATTGCGAGATATATGCCGGCAAAGAGCACTTCTAAGAAAAAGCTGCAGCAGATGTTAGATGGAGAAATTCTTCCGCTTAAAAAGCCGGATATGGATAATATTGTAAAAGTAATTGCAGATGCCCTGAATAGCGTTGCCTATCAGGACGATTCGCAAGTTGTATTGGTAAAAGCAAAGAAAGTTTATTCTGCACTGGAAGGTGTAGATGTGACGATTGAGGAATATAGAAAAGGAGAGTAGGTGGTCCGTATGGGGCGTGGAGCTCCGAATAAACCGGGACTTACATATTATCCGAAGATGCTTGATTTCTACGAAGATGATAAAATCTTCGAACTACTGGACGAATACGGTCCACTCGGAGTGACAATTTATGATTGTATACTCTGCATAGTTTATAAAAATGGCTATTATGCCGAGATCCCTTTGGATAAGCTATCGAGAATGATCACAAGGATGATTGGGAACAAATGGATCAAAAATAAAAAGGCTGTCGTGCAAGTGGTGCACTTTTGCTCTGAGATAGGTCTCTTGGATGATGACCTCATGACGAAAAACATCATCACCTCTGTTGGAATTCAACGACGTTATTACGAGATAGCAGTAAAACGCATGAAAAGACAGCTCTATAGCTGTCTCTTATACACATCTCCGAGCCCAC